ATTATGATGAAGCTATGTTAAAAGTTATACCTAATGAAAATGAAGATTTTAAACATTTAATTTTTGAAGAATTAAGAAAAAAAGGCTTAATTTCTTACAAAAGAATTGAAAGAAATAAATTAAAGTGATATAATTAAATTGTCTTAGAGATAGGACATTTTGGATATCATATTACTACATTGTCTCGAAGATGTAGTAGTGTTACCTTTATAGGTAGCATTCTAGTAGTGATTAAAAAAAGGTTACCTTTTTATTCTTTTCTAATACACCTCGCTACTAGAGTGGTGCTTATAATAGGTACTAGGGATTGTATAATGCGGTCGGCACTATCTATCACAACATATAGGTAGTGTACTGATGATATATAAAATAGGCGTGGTAAAAGGTTTATTCTAGAACTGACCACTCGTAAACAAACCTTTATATCATTAGTACAGTATCTATAATTAGATGCTAGTCAGGTTGCAGTAACGACTTAAACAATACTGGTATAGTACTTATAAGTGATTTTAAAATATTTTATGAGGAGGTTTACTCCAACTTTTATATCGTTTTGTTATTTCACTATTAAGTACAAAACAATTTAAGCTAACATATATGATAGGCTCAGGAGAACATATATTGTTAGCACTATATTACCGAGTCTTCTAAGGGTAGGAAAACAGGCTTTGAACCTGTCAATAATAGTTCGATTCTATTCTCGGTAGCCATTTCTCAGGTGGAAGTAAAGATATTTATATGGTGCAAGACCATACCTCCTGACCTTAGAAAAGGGGTATAATGATGGGAAACATATTTTATTTCTATAGCTTAAATGATATTGGAGGTTGTGAGACCTTTTTTTACTATATGGCAAAAAAGTATGGGAAATATGATATGACCATTTATTATAGTGATGCAAATAGTTCAAAGGAACAAATAAAGAGACTAAGAAAATATGCAAGAGTAAAAGAATATAAAGGTGAAAAGATAAAATGTGAGAAAGCATTTTGGAATTATAAACCAGTTATTATAAATAATGTAGAAGCAGATGAACATATAGAAATAATACATGCAAATTTAATGAATCAACCTGAATTATGGGATACATTAAAACAATATGCACATAAAATAGATAAATGGGTAGCAGTAAGTAAAGATGCTGCAGAAGCATTTACACAAAAAACAGGGATTAAATGTGAATATGCTTGGATACCTATAGAATATGATTTTGATAGAAAGAGATTAATCATAACAGCAGCACAAAGAATGGATACTATGAAAGGTGCTGATTTACTAATTAAATTAGAAAGAGAATTAAATAGACAAAAAATACCACATTTAATAATGGTATTTACAAATAAATTTGATACATATTTAGGTGAAAATGTAATTTATATGAAAAGTAGATTAGATTTACTAAATTTTGTAGCAGGAAGTGATTTCTTCTTTTGTGGGAGTAAATTTGAATCCTATGGTCTAAGTAAAGTAGAAGCTCTATGTATGGGAGTACCAGTAATAAGAACTAATCTAAAAGTAGATGAAGAGTTAGGTATAGATGATAGTAATTCAATAGTAATAGCACAAGATGGAAGTAATGTAGAAGAAGTAGTACATCAAATGCTTACTAAGAAATTTAATTTTAAATATAAACCAATAGAAGATAAATGGGATGAATATTTAAGTAAGAAACCAAGTGAATATGACCCAAATCATGTATTAGTAAGAAGTAAAGTAGATTATACAGATAATAATTTAGGACATAAGAGTAGAGGAGATATATTTTATATAGATGATGCAGAAAGAGTAGAATATTTAGTAGGGATTAATTATGTGGAGGAGGTGTAGGACATGGAGATAAAGAAAGAAGATAAGAATGAGATAGTCTTTAAGTGTCCTGCATGTGGTTCAGGAGAAATCATAATAAATAAAAGAAGTAAGCATCAATATGGATATTGTGATACATGTAATGCAGCATATATACATTATGTACCATTACCACATCAGTTAGATGTACATAAATGTAAAAGTAAATTAAAATTACTAATAGGTGGTATGGGTAGTGCCAAATCAAGAGCAGGAGTAATGGAGATAATAAATCATGCTTTAAGTGTACCAAATGGAAAAACAATAATGATGGCACAAACATTAAAGCAGTTAAGTAGTGCTATTATGCCAATTTTTGACACATACTTGCCAAGAAAATTTGTAGAAAAGTGGACAGACACAAAAGCAGAGATAAAGATAACACTAACAAATGGGCATATCATAGAAGGATTTGCTAGTGATGATGAAGAGAAATTTCGTTCATTAGATATAACAGCATTTCTTATAGAAGAAGCATCAGGTATAAAACCTGCACTATTCCAAGAGTGTGTACGAAGATTAAGAAATGTAAATGGAATAATAGATGGAGTACCACATTTTTTAGGAATTATAATATCAAACCCAGCACAAGGATTCATAAGAGACTTACTATTTACAGCATCTAAGATATATGGAAGTAAGAGTATAGCTGATACAGTTGCAATGTATAAAGATAGAATAGTAAATCCAAATCAAGATTTAGTAGCATTTTTAAGTAGTTCCAGAGATAACATATATTTACCTGATGGATTTGTAGAATCAGTTATGCACACATTAACACCACAACAACAAAAGTTATATATAGATTGTATAATTGAATATGCAGAAGGAGCAGTATATCCTGACATATTAACCTATGCAGAGGATGACTTTGAGATACCAGACCATTGGGAAAGATATATAGCACATGACCCAGGAATTAATGACCCAGCAGCAATTCTTTTAGGAGCTGTTGACCCTGAAACAGGAATCATACATTTTTATAAAGAATACTATGAGAGGGATAAGGTTATATCACAAGTAGCATTTGCATATAAAGAAATGATAAAAGATTTAAAACCAGGTGTATTACACATGCCTTTAATAGACCCAAGTGCAAATAAGAGAAATAATATAAATGCAAGAACATATAAACAACAAATGCAACTAGAATATGGAATTATATTTAAAGATGCAGTAAATGCAATAGAAGATGGGATACAAAAGACAAAGAACTTATTCTTCTCAGGTAAGATAAGAATATTCAGAAGTCTGACTATGACATTGTGGGAAGGTTGTGAATATAGATACCCAAATGAAGCAGAAAGAATAGCAAAGACTAATTTAGGTGATAAACCTGTGGATAAAAACAACCACTTAATGGATTGTTTAAGATATATTTGTCAAGAATTACCTTATGACTATTTAGATGTTAAAAGATTAGCAAATATAAACTATATGAAGTTCTTTGATGCACAAAATCAAAAAAGTAAAAAGGAACCATTGTCTTTTAAAGAATTAACTGATATAATAAAAGAGGATTACAATCTACAGCAAACTTATGATAAAAGCAATCATAGGAAACATGCTGGTGGATATAAATTATAGGAGGTAATATGTTTAAGAAAATAAAATATTTGTTAAAGAACTTTGACACAATTAAAAAGATTGTAGAAGAGCATAATAGCATAGCAACATTAGTACCTGAAAAGAAAAAAGGAAAAGTTTCAATAGCAGGTGTACCTGAAGAACAAAGAGAATACATAGAAAAGAATTTTAAGATAGAAAGGAGTTAGAAAATGGATATAAATTTTGAAGAAGAAACAATAAAAGAGATAAATAAGTTAATAGATGAAGCAACAGATTTTAGAGTTTCACAAAGAGATAAAGAATATATCAGCAATGAAGCACAATATGAAGGATTAGGATGGAATTTAGCCTCATATAATAAAGAATCACCATTTATGATGAAGAGTGATATTAACCACTTAAAAAATGCTGTAGATATAAGATTAGGTAGTTTATTTGCTAATACTTATTATGGAGAACTAAAACCACAAAGTCCTTATGATATAGAAGCAGTACAAGAAATGAATGTAGCATATAAGAATGAATGGTTCAGACTTGAAATGGATAACTTAATAGAAAAAGCAATAAAGGCTGGAGCTATTTGTGATAATGGATACATTGAATTTAATGTAGATGCTAATAAAATATATGGTGGAACAAACACAAAAAGAGAAGGACTTATTACAGCAAACTTCTTAGACCCAAGTGCAGTTTATCTAGACCCAACAGCTGATTGTATTGAGAATTGTGAATACATGGTAGTTAAGAGTAGAAAAACTAGAAACTGGATAAAAAGAAATAAACCTGAATGGATAGCAAAGATAAAAGAAAAACAATTAAAATCAGGTAGTATGACAGGTTCAGAAAATGGTCAAATATATACAGGTAGAGAATATGAAAAAGGTAGTGATAATCTATACGAAATAAGTACTGTATATAGAAAAGAAAAAATAGAAGAAGAAATACCTTTAGTAGATAATATGGGAAATCCTGTATTAGATGAAGAAGGTAACATAACAATGGATAAGAAAGTATCAACAGCAGTAAGAATTTACTATGTTGTTTCTAGAGAATTACTAGAAAAGAATGATAAATATCCATTTGATGAAATACCAATAATACCATTCCAATGGGATACAGTACCACAAAGTCCTTATGGTATTCCATTACTAAGAGGATTAGTAGTACCACAAAGAGTTGCAAACTTAATAGAAAGTGCAATCAATAATGTAGCTATGCTAAATGCAATTCCAACTTATTTAGTATCACAAGAATCAGGAATAGATATAGATGACTTTGCTAAGTTAAGTCAAGCTCCTGGTATTATATGGGAAGTAAGTGGAGATGTAACAAAAGCAGTTAAGAGATTAAATGATGCTGAAGTAAATGAAGCAATGGTAGCAATCAAAGAAAGCTTTGTTGGAAACATAAAAGAATATGCTGGAGTTAATTCACCATATCAAGGTAATGTAGGAACAGCAGGTTCAACATCATCAGGAACAATAGAAGCAATAGGTAGAGCTACAATTATAGATAATAATCCATTAAAACAAATAGAAATATTTGTAGAGAAACTATCAAGAATGTTAGTAAAATTCATGACAAGATATTATAGTGGAGAACATATTTATGTTAGAGACACAGAAAAGGAAATCAATAAACTAACAAGTGAAGATTTTAAAGATGTTGAAATTAAACAAGAATATGCTCTTATGAATTATGATTTCACAGTTGATTTAGCTAGTAGAAATAAAAATGATAAGAATAGACAATATAACTTAATGAAAGAGTTATATCAAATGCAAGTTCAATATAAAGACCCAACTAAGATTATCAATATAACAGATGTTGTAAAAGCAGCTCAATTAGATAACTATAATGAAATGTTCAAGAGATATAAAGACATGTCTGAAGAAGCATATAATGAAAAAGCTAACTTAATAGTTCAATTAATGCAAATAGGACAAACAATAACACCAAATGGAACACCATTAATATCAGCTGAACAATTACAAGAAGGAATCATAGATGTATTAGATGATAATGGAGACCTAACAACAGCTTCACAAATAATACAAACTTATGAAGAATATGAAACAGCATTAACTAACTTAAAGAATCAAGCTTACAATAATGAGCAAGATATGGCTATAAATGGAATAATAAATAGTGTTGAAAATCAACCACAAATGTGATATAATATAATTGTGTTTGAAAGAACACAAACAATTCCATTCTGATGCTTTTAGTATCAAATAAAGGGTGCCGAAAGGCATCTTTTATATTTTGTTGACTTTTTAGAAGAAATATAGTATAATTACATTAGAGACATAATACAGCTCCCATAGTGTTTTGAGTCCGACCACTAGGACACCTTAAATAGGTACAAAAATAAGTGTGAGAAAGGAGACATAATATGGATAAGGTATTGGATGATGTTTTAGACTCAATGCAAAGTGAGACTACAGACACATCAACGAATGAGAATCAAGGAAATCAAGATTCTTATGAGGGTTCAGAGCTAGATTTAGACCTTAGTGATTTTGATGAAGAAACTGATAATTCAGAAACAGATTCAAATGAAAATGAAAATGAAACTGAAGATGAAGGTGGAACATCAGACATCATTAATAACTTTGCAAATAGTTCTGAAAAAAATGCTTTTGCTTCAATGAGAGTTCAAAATAAGGAAATGCAAAATACCATAAATGAACTTGATGCTATAGCAAAAGGTGTAGGTCTATCAGGATACCAAGAATTTTTACAAAAAGCAAAGGAAAATTCAGTTGCTAAACAAGCTAAAGATGAAGGTATTTCAGTAGAACTTGCAAAGAAACTTAATACCATTGATGAAAAATTAGAAGCTATTGATAAAAGAGAACAAACAGCTGCTTATGAAGCTAAACAAGCTAAATTAGCAGGTACATTGGACAATTTTATTAAGAGTAATAATTTGAATAATTCAATAGTAAATAAGTTAAGTGATGACCTATCAAAAGATGGTTTCACAGTTGAACAACTTATGGATATGCCTGAAGCTGCACTTAATAGATTATTTAGTGCATACACAAATGTTAATATTCAAAAAAACCTCAATAAAAAGAGTAGCATTAATCAAGAAATGCCTATAAATCAAGCTTCTAAAGTTGATGGTGATACTATCAATAAGCAGTTAGATAATCTCGTAAAAGAGATAATGGGAAGAAATTAAAAATATAAGAAATAGGAGATGATTTTATGTCAAATACACTTAATACTTTAACAAGTATTAGAACAGCTACACCAGGTTTAGCTAATGAAAAAATAGATAATAATATATTATTAAGAGCTTTAGCTTATGGAATTGAAGACAAAATACTTTACAAACTTGGTAAAAAACAAGATGTAAAGAAAAATGCAGGAACTAATAAGGTTCAATGGAGAGGTTACAAACCATTACCAGTTGCTAACGACCGTCATGTAATTACTGAAGGTGTAAACCCAGAAGGAATGAAAGTAGGAGCTAGAACTGTTGAAGGTACTGTAGCAGTTTATGGAGCATATATTGAAGTTACAAGACAAACAGAATCTTATAACTTAGATAAATTATTAGTTGAATATTTACCACTAATAACTGACCATGCTACTGAAACATTAGAGTTAATAACTCGTGATGCTATTGAAGAAGATGGTGGTGTATATTATGTAGTTCCATCAGGAACATCAACTCCATCAGATAACACAATCACAGCTACAAACATCTTAACATTAGATATTTGTCGTATAGTTGCTAACCAAATGAAAGTTTCTCGTAGAAAAGGTCATGAATCTACAGGAAGAAGTCGTTATGTAGTAGTAACAGCTACTGAAGGAATGGCTGACTTATTAGATGACCAACACTTATTACAAAGAGTAATGGTACCAGGAAATACTAATAAACCAGTAATGGATAATGGATTAGAAAGCTTTGATGTTTATAATCTAAGATTCATGGAATATGTATACCCAGTAATCACTACAAATGGTAGTGGAGTAGATGTTTACCATACTTATGTATTTGGTGAAAGTGCTTATGCAGTTATGAAACTTGCATCTGCAGGAATTGAATTAAAGAGATTTGGTTTTGAAGCAAAACCTGGGGATAACTTAGGACAAATTGCTTCACTAGGATGGATAACAATGGGATTCGGAGCACAAGTATTAGACTCAGTTGCTTGTACTGTAATCCACCATGCTGTATCTAACCCATTAACAAGACCAACTGACATTTATGCTTCACAAGATGAACCAAGTGCCTAATAATTAAAAATTAGATAGGAGGTTAATTTATGAGCAAAGAAGATGCTACAATAAATAAGAGTGTTTTTAAAGATACTAAAACTCCTGATAAAGTATTAGATGATACTTCATTAAGAGAAAAAGTTAGTATCACTAAAGCAAAAAGAGTACCATTTAAATGTGAAGTTGCTTATAACTCTTTATATCCAAATGGTTTTGAATCAACATATCAAGGAATACAAATTTGCTTAATATTTGATGGAAGAACTGTTGAATTACCTGAAGCAATTATTCAATATGTAAAAGAAAAGATTGAAAAGAAAGCTTTAAGTGAAATGGAAAAAAGAAGAAGAAATAGCAATATACAAGGTGCTCAAACTTGCTTAGGAAATTATATGGTATAAAAGGACTAGACATTAGTCCTTTTTTATTTACTTATTAATAAAAATATGATATACTATAGGTGATTAATAATAAAACGGTTAGGAGGCATATTATGACTTTAAAACAAGTAGTAGATAATTCCCAATACATAACAGATGAAGACATAGAAACAGCTAATTTAGTTGGAATGGCTAACAATGGTATTTCAGAAGTAAATAGCAAAGTTAAGACTAATTTACCTTTATGTACATCAGACAATTTAACTGAAGATTATTGGGCACTAAAAGGAACATGGTTTTTAAGATTAATGGAACCTTATGTGTCTTTTGCTATAATGGCAAATGATGGTGATACTGTAAGACAAGAACACTATCAAAGATTTTTAGATGCTTTAAATGATTTCAAAAATAATGGATTAGGAGATATAGCTGATGTATATCCTGAAGGAGACCCACATGCAGGGGAACCAACAGATTTTGCAGGAAGGTCAGGTAAAAAGGCTATAGTAGATGCTTCTGAAAGATATATATGGTGGTGATAAACTATGGCTTTAAGACAAAAATTAAAAGGGGAACAAAATAAAACTTATGATGTTTTAGTTAATTTCAATAGAGGTATAGACAGAAGAACAGCTGATGATGTAACAGATGACAGGTCATTTAGAAAATTAACAAACTTTTGGAATGAAAAAGAAGGTAATTTATCAAAGAGACCTGGATTGTATGATTTCAAATTTACAACTATGATTCAAAGTATTTGGGATAGTTGGACTATGGCAAACAAATATAGATTTTGTGGAAAAAAAGTAACATCAAGTGTTATTCCTTATTCAAAATTTGAAACAAATCTTAATATGTTAAAAACTTTATTTGGTAATTTAACAGTGCTTAGAAAATTTCTATATGAGAACTATGTTTATGTTGAATTTACACCAACAGATTTATTGTTATTTCAAATACTAAAAGATGACAATTTTCATACAGTACTAGAAAATTATGACTTTTCTGAAGGTGCAACTAATACTCTAGGAGAAAATGGATTACCTGAAAGCTTTGAGTTAAATGCCACAATAATTGTAGGAGGTACTCTAAAAGGACATGACTACACTATTAATCCTGGTGGAGGTGGAGTTGACTTAAACTTTGAAGATGATAAAGGTATTTGTGTATGGAAAATTCACATGTATGGTTCAACAACACAACAAGATATAATAATGGATATAGATATGGTTGCTTGTTATGACAACATTGGTTTAGCTGAAAATCCATCAGGTGAAGATGATAAACTCACAGTATTATGGAAATATGACTTAGATTTCAAAAAACCAATGCACTTAGCAAGTTATAATGGTTATACATATATAACAACAGGTTCTGACTATATTCTTAAAATAGAAGATGAGTTTCCTGATAGTGTAACTTATGCTTATCCATTAGAAGATATAACACATAATGAATACACAAAAACAGAACAAACAACTATAATTACACAAATAGGAGGTTTAGGTAATACTATAGAACCAATATATAAACCAACTCCTGTAGAAGTTGAAAATATAGGATTCAATATTTTAGCTAAAGACCCTTTAAATTATGTAAATACAGGAACAGGAAATACTGATAACATAAAAGGTGTATTCTATTCAATATCAAAAAATAATATAAAAGAACCTATTGGAAACATACCACCAAATGAACCATTTAGTATAACTATATTAGGAACAGGTACAAGTAACTTTGGAACACCTCAATATAGAAGAGATGATGGAGATACAGATACAACAACAAATCCATTTAAAGATTTATCAGGTTCTTTTGGTACAGGTGATAATGTCAATGTATTTGAATGTACTGGTCTAAACTATAATGGTAAAATAGAAATAAAATTCACAAGAGGAACTTCAGAATTTAGAAGCTTTGTTTCTACAGGTTCAGCATATAATCAAGAAACAGGTCTTGTTCAAGATATAAGTAAACTAATTTATTCTTCTAATAACATAAAAGTTATAGGTAATCAGTTAGTATTATTTGGAGGACATGGTTATATATTCTTTAGTGAATATGATAACTTTAAATATTTCCCAAATTATTTCTATCTTTATATAACTAATGAGGCAGGAGAAGAAGAAGTAACTAATATTAAATACTTTAGACAATACTATGCAGTATTTACAAATAAGAGAATAAAGAGAATGACAGGAGCCTTTGGTTCAAGTGATTTTGGTATTTATCCATTAAGTGATTTCGTAGGATGCCCTAATGGAGATACTATTCAACAATTAAATAATAGCTTAGTATTCTTAAATATAGATGGTTTATATAGATTAAAACAAGGTTATGTAGGAGAAGGTACAGAAAATGTAGAAAAAATAGATGATGTCTTAGGTAATGAACTAAGTTCAAATAATGTACTACAAGCATTTGTACTAGGTAATTTCTATATAATGGTTAGAAGTGATAAGAATAGTTTAACTATTTATGATTTCTACAAAGATACTTTCTTTGAATTTGATTTAGAAGAAGTAAAAGAGACTATTAAATATAATCCTACATTTGACCCTGAAAAGAATAATGAAGGAGACACACATATCCCTACAGAATTTGCTTATGATAGTAAAAATAAGTCTTATGGATTATGTTTCCAAAACTTAATATTTGATGAACATGGTTCTTCTATATATATTCCTGAATATAAGTTTACTAATCATTATATAGGAATAATGGATACTTATGGTGTTGTAATCATGAAATCAGGGGTAACAGTTAGATGTTTAAGATTATCTGATTTATTATTTATAGCAGAGGATGAAAGACATAGAGATGGTATTGGATTTATTTCAGAATTAGAAACTCCTAAATTAAATATGGGAAGTCCTACTAATACTAAAAAGTTCAAAGAAATTTATATAAAAATGATAAATGATAATGATGAAGCAATCCCATTATTTATAACTATTTATATAGATGATGTTGCTTATATATCTCCTGAAGATTATGAGGTTAAATATAATGCTGATACTAATACATATTATTATGTATATAAACAAGAATCAAATGCAACTTTATTAGAAGGTGCTGAAATCCTAGATGGTCAAGAAGTATTGGGTACACTAACTTTAGGTGAAGATAAGTTAGGACAAAATACAGTATATCAATTAAAGATTAAGATAAATAAAAAAGGTAGAACTATAAAAGTTAAATTAAGTGATGGATACAATGACTATAACGATTTAATCCCAGCACAAACAACAAGTGAATCACAAACAGCTATAGTAACTTATAGAAGATATAGAAACATTAAAAATTTCTCAATAATAGCTATGGGAATAGTTTATAAATTAAAGAAAGTAAAGGAGGGATAATATGGCATACATTGATCCTAAAACAGATTATAAAGATGGTGAGGTGCTTTATGGTTCTGATTTAAATGCAAGTAATGCAGTTATTAAAGCAGGTGTTGATGATAACTTTGATAGAATACAAGGATTAAATACTAATAAGCAAGATAAATTAACAGCAGGAGCAGGTATTCAAATAGAAGGTAATGTAATATCAAATACACAAA